GCAAGGCTTGTATCAACAGGTGGACCACTGGCAGATGGGTCTATATCTGCTGCTGAAGTAAGTGGATTGACAGGTTCCGTTGTAGGTACTGCAGACACACAGACACTGACAAATAAGACTATTAGCGCAGATAGTAATACTCTATCTGGTATAGCTGCTTCTTCTTTTGTTGTGTCAGATGCAAGTGGAAATATAGATGGTGCAGCGGCACAAAAAGCCATACCTAGTGGTACAGTTGTAGGTACTACAGACACTCAAACCCTTACCAATAAGACACTACAAGCTCCCGATATTACTAACGGTTTGACACTTAATGGTGCCGCTGGTACGTCAGGGCAGGTGTTAACGTCTGCTGGTTCAGGTTCATTACCAACTTGGTCTGCTGTATCCGCTGGCTTTACCTTAGCAACTCCCTTATCCACGACAAGTGGAACATCAAAAGAGTTCACAGGCATCCCGTCTGGCACAAAGATGGTTGTTGTAAGTTTTAACACAGTCTCATTAAACTCAACCGGTGTCGATATGCCCATTAGAGTTAAATTAGGGACTTCTAGTGCTTACGAGACGAGTGGATTTAGTGGTTACAGTCTAGGGTTAGTGTCTGGTACTTTTTCTGTCTCTTATTCATTTACCGCCAACATAGTTCCATTTGGACAGGGTAGCTCGCAGGGTAGAACTTTTTCAGGTCAATTAATACTTTCATTATTGGACGCAACAAACGACATTTGGTCTTATCAAAGCAATATTGGGACTGGTTCAGACTTAATTTTTGTTGGTGGCGGTACAGTAGACCTTTCAGGACCGCTTTATAAATTGAAGATAGAGCCAGATTCTGGATCGTTTGACAGCGGCTCAGTAAACATCATGTACATGTAAGGCATAGAAATGAAAACCTCACTAAACCTTGCAACAGGCGAAATCACGGAAGTCGAGCTTTCTGAAGAAGAAAAGCAACAAATGGCTGCTCAACAAGCAGCACTAGCTCCGACCCTATACCAGCAACAACGCAGGTCTGAATACCCGCCAATGGCTGACTATCTTGATGGGGTTGTTAAGAATGATCAAGCTCAAATACAAGCCTACATCGATGCGTGTCTTGCAGTAAAAGCTAAGTACCCTAAACCTGAGTAACCTCAATGGACACCGTAGAAGCTTTAGGCAAACTTCTATACCTCGGTGCTGCCGTTGTCGCTGTAGCAGCTTACGCAGTGACTATTAAAGTTCGTGTTGATTATCTAGAGAAGGGCTACGATAAACAAATCACTGAGCTTTGGAAACATGTTAATGAAATAGAGAAAGGTAAGTAACATGGCATTACACGCTGATGAACAAGTGAAGCAGTTAGGTGATGCCATCTCTATCATCACAGTTGTAGGTACGTTAGCTGAGCTATTACCTGCTGTAGCTGCAATACTTACTATCATATGGACTGCCATACGTATATGGGAGACTGATACGGTTCAGTGCATGTTTGGTAGAAGGCGTGTAAAGAATGAAGAAGAGTAGCTATGTTTGATCTATTAAGTGGTGGATTATTAGGGAGCATATTCGGTGGTTTGTTTAGACTTGCACCTGAAGTCCTTAAGTTTCTCGATAAGAAAAATGAAAGAGTCCATGAACTAAATATGTTCCAGTTACAAACTGATCTAGAGAAAATGAGAGGTCAGTTTCGTATGGAAGAAAGGTACGTAGATCATTCCATAGCCCAGCTTGATACGATTAAAGAAGCCTTTAAAGATCAAGCAGAGACATCTAAAAATGCAGGGTGGTTTGTATCAGCTATATCTGCACTAGTAAGACCAGGGATTACATGGGCACTGTTCTTCATGTATGCAGCAGTTAAAGTAGCTGCAATTTATATGGCATTCTTAACTAATGCACCTTGGTATGAAGTTATTCAACAGACATGGGATGCAGATGACTTTGGTATATTTACTATGTGTATTTCATTCTGGTTTGTCGGAAGAAGTATAGAGAAGTATAACAAGTAATTATGCAAACTAAACTTGCTACTATTGTATGCTCTGATGTCATTGGCTATAGTGCAAAGATGCAAGAGAATGAATCTTTAACATTAAAGATGTTAGATGCATGTAGAAATGTTATAGATCCATTAATCAGTTTAAAACGTGGTAGGTTATTTAACACAGGTGGGGATTCTGTATTAATTGAGTTTGCAAGTGCTGTCGATGCAGTTAATTTTGGTGTTGAAATGCAAGCAGCTTTACGTAAATTAAACAGTGGTTTACGGTGGAGAGTTGGTATTCATATGGGAGAAGTGTGGGTATATGGCACTGATCTTATGGGTGAAGCAGTTAATCTTGCAGCAAGAACGGAATCCCTAGCTGACTACGGTGGTGTCACTATGACAGACACTGTGTATAAGTTAATAGCAGGTAAACTAAATGATTATAAAATTATAAGTAGGGGTATACAAGAATTTAAAAACGTAAACCCTATAGAAATATATAGCGTTATAGTCGATGGATGTGAACCTAATCCATATTTAAATAAAGGTTCTAAGCCAGTAAAACAAACAAATAATAAAAGTCATAAAGAATTAATAGCTGCAGTTATCAATGATCAAGCTGCACGTAATCATAGTATTCAAGATGCTATTAATCTAAAGCACGATAATAAATACGGTCCTGCTACTCGTGTATTAATGTGGAGAATTAGTAAGCAAGATAATAAAGCTGTAAGTGAATTAGTCAATATGCTACAGAAAAATATTGTCCCTAATGATCTTAAGCCTTATGTATTTGCTATATTTAAAGAATACTGCACTAAAGTAGATAGTGAAACTGCTATGCAGATAGCAGACCTTATAGAGAAAGATAGTCCTAGTTTAGCTTTACAGTTTCTACGTGGTGCTGCTAGTGTAAATGAAGAAGCTAATTACCGTTTAGCTCTTATGATTTTTAATAGCCCTAATAGTAGTGATAAAGAAATAGAAGAAGCTATTAGCGATTTAAAAGAATATGCAATGAAACGTAAAGTACAAGCCATGTTATATCTAGGTATGTACTATAAAAGTATCAATGATAATAAAAATGCATTTAGATGGTTGTATGCAGCACGTGCTCAGCATAGTAAAGAAGCACAAGAGTTATTAGAAGAACTTAATAAGACACTAAGTAAGGGTGATTTTAATAACTTTAAGACAGATGCAGATGCCTTAGTAGATGAGATAAAGTTTTTAGATGAAAACAGGATGAGGCAGTGAGTGTTAAAGAAGCTATAAAAATATCAAAAGAAACACTGATAAAGCCCTTTGAAGGCTGTGCAACAATACTACCAAACAAACTAGTAAAAGCTTATCCAGATCCAGGAACGGGTGGCAAGCCCTGGACTATAGGTTATGGTTCTACAGGTCCAGATATTACTGAAGATACTGTGTGGACTATGGAACAATGTGAACATGCTTTAGATGAACACCTACTGTACTTTCTTAATGGGTTATTAAAATTATCACCTGGGGTCGCACAAGAAAACCCAAAGCGTATTGCAGCTATATTATCTTGGGTGTATAATTGTGGGTTAGGTAACTATCGCATATCCACATTTAAAAAGCGCATTGATGCCAAAGATTGGGCAGGGGCACAAGTAGAGTGTAGGAAGTGGAATAAGGCTGCAGGTAGGGTACTAAGAGGCTTAACCATACGTAGAAATGCAGAAGCCGTTATGTTAGGATAAAGATATGCCAAGCAAAGAATTTACTACAAAGCAAAAAGAGATTGTAGCACGTAGATTGGGCTACGACGGTCCTATGTCTATGTTCGATGAGTTTCTTAACTCTGATCCTTCAATGGCACAAAGGTATGGATTAGTTGCGGATAAGTATATGGCACGTGGTGGTTTAGCTAAGAGGGCTAAGCGTAAGAAGTACGCTGTTGGTGGTGTAGGTGACAAGCGTATTGAAGATGATCCCACTTCTGTAGAAGCTGACGTTACTCAGAAAAGTGCTACCAATACTACTGCACAACAAGGTGCTGCTACTAATGCAGGTAAGACTATAGCAGGTACTAATATTGCCCTCCCTTCTAATTGGGATTCACTGGGTGGGGATAAGAAAGTAGAGTTTTATAATCAACAAGGTGTCACACCAGCTATGCTTGCTGCATCTGGTGTAGATCAAGCTACGATTGATTATATGACACAGAATATGGGTTATTCGGTTACTAACCCTGCTGCTGCCACTAATGCATCTACTAATGTAGCTGCTGGTAATTCTACTGTCAATAACACAGCTACTACTACCACCAATACTGCAGTTGCTACGAAACTTCCCGATTTTGCACAGCTTTTTAAGGCTGATCCAACCTATAAAAACTACATGGGGTTGAGTCAGCAGTTCGGTCAGCTACAAGATGCTTTTGGACAAGGAAAAAGTCCTTTTAGCTTGCAGGACATTCAGGGGGCAGCTTCTGCTCTTCAACAAGCAATTCAGCCCTATGCCCAACAGTTCCAGGAGCAAAGCAACCAAGAGTCTTTAGCTCAACGCAACATGGGGGCCAATACTGCAGCTACTAATAATACTGCAGCTACTAATAATACTGCAGCTACAACTGCAGCTACTAATAATACTGCAGCTACAACTGCAGCTACTAATAATACTGCAGCTACAACTGCAGCTACTAATAATACTGCAGCTACAACTGCAGTTAATCAAAACACTGCTAGACAAGGCGCAGCCACTAATGCAGGTAAAACTGTAGCTGGTACAAATGTCAAACTACCTGATAACTGGGATAGCTTAAATGCCTCAGAGAAAGTAGCTTTTTATAATACAAACAACATTACACCTGACATATTAAGGAGGGCAGGTGTAGATCAAGCTACTATCGATCAAATGGCAGGGCTTGGCTATACCGTATCTGACCCTACAGTAAGGACTGATCCTACGACAGGACAGCCTATTATTGGTGCTGTACCTAAAGTAGCCCCAGTTAAAATACAGGAATCCGCTGATCAAGTTATTAGTGGGCAAGGTGGTGCAGGTGCAGTTACAGGTGCTACAGCTAAAACAGTAGGTACTACTCAAACTGTAGCAGAGCCAACTGCACTTACTGCACAGACATATGAAGCTACCTCAACTGAAGCAGACATAACTAAAGCACTTTCAACAGTGACAGGAAAAACTGGCACTGTATCTGAGCAGGCTAAGGTAGCTGCTGAACAGGGTACTTTATCTACTGAAGCATTAGCTACAGCAGCTACATTTGATGATAAAAATAAACAGTTACTTGCTACTGATGCTACACGTAAGGTAGATCCAACAGAGCTTATTTCTGCAGAGACACAAACTTCTGCTCCTGTTATTACTGCTGCAGAAGCTAATAAGCCTGCTGAAGTAGCAGCAATGACACGTGAAATAACTGAACGTGAGAAAGTAACTCCTGTCACTATCCAAGAAAAGGATATGGTACAGGCAGAGGCTATCACTGCTGATGGTTTATCTACTGATGCTAAAGCTGTAGCTGCCAAGTTAGACAAGTTTACTGTTGATGCAGGGACACTAGCTGCTTTCATTGAAGGTGATGTACCTGCAAAAGCTACAGTGCAGGGACAGCTTACGGAGTTAATGAAGTCTTTTGATGACGGTAAGACTCCTGCATGGGCTGCTGGTGCTATTCGTGCAGCTAATGCGGTTATGGCATCTAGAGGCTTAGGTAACAGTTCTATGGCAGGTGCAGCTATCTTCCAAGCTGCTATGGAGTCTGCCTTACCTATTGCTGCACAAGATGCCGAGACTTTTGCAGCAATGAATTTGCAGAATCTGAACAATAGGCAACAAGTAGCACTTGCTAATGCAGCAGCACAGCAAAATGTTGAGTTAGCTAAATTTAATGCAGAGCAGCAAGTAGCCCTACAAAACTCGGCAAATGCTTTTAGTCTGCAATCTCAGAATCTTAGTAACATGCAGCAGACTATGCTTGCTAATGCTCAGATTCGTGCTGCATTCCAAGGTCAGAATCTAAGCAATCAAATGCAAGCTGCACTTATGAATGCAGCAAAAGAGTCTGATGTACTAAACATCAATTTAAATAATCAACAACAGGCTTCTTTACAATCTAGTGCTCAAAACTTACAGACAGATCTAGCAAACTTAAGTACAAAGCAACAAGCTGCTGTAGCTAATGCTCAGTTGCAAGCTGCACTTGAACTAAAGAATTTAGACAATAAGCAACAGACTGCAGTTATCAATGCTTCACGTTATGCAGAAGCTAATAATATTACATTTACTGCACAGCAGACTGCTGCACTTCATAATTCAGAATTAATGAAGACTATTGGCTTAGCTAATTTAAATGCTGAGCAAGCTGCTGTATTACAAAATGCAGCTACTTATGCATCTATGGATATGGCTAATCTTAACAACAGGCAACAAGCTGCTGTGGAGAATGCTAGAGCCTTCTTACAAATGGATCTTACTAATCTGAATAATCAGCAGCAAGCTGAGATGTTTAAAGCTCAGGCTATTACGCAAAGTATCTTTAATGATGCTGCTGCTGATAATGCAGCTAAGCAGTTTAATGCTACATCTCAAATGCAGACTGATCAATTCTTTGCTTCACTTAAGACACAGGTTAGTCAGTTCAATGCAGCACAGACAAATGCCATGTCACAGTTTAATACTGGACAGGAGAATAGTGTAGCTCAATTCAATGCTCAGCTAACAGCTAATCGTGAACAGTTTAATGCACAGCAGAAATTAGTCATTGATCAATCTAATGCAGAGTGGAGAAGGAATATTGCTACTGCTGATACAGCAGCTACCAATCGTGCTAATGAAGTGAATGCTCAAGCTGCTTTATCTGTGACTACAACCCAGTATAACAACATGTGGCAGGGTTATAGAGATAGTATGCAGTATGCCTATCAAGCAGGTGAGAATGATCTAGATCGTGAGAATAGATTGGCTATTGCCAAGATACAAGAGAATGCCACGATTAAAGCTGCAGAAGCTTCTCGTACTGCTGCCGCCGTTAATGCCATGGGTAGTTTAACTGCTAGCTTACTAGGTAAAACTACATTAGGTCAGGCTGCTGTGGATACAGTGACAAATATATTTAAAGGCATGGCAAGCGGCACTGCAGCAAATCCATTCGCTGGTTTTGACATTAGTAAATTTAATGACATAGGTTTAAGTGCTGAAACATTAGGGGTAGATGATGCTACGTTTGGTAAATTGGTAGAGGGCTTATCTGATTTTGAATTCAGTATAGCTCCTGGAGGTTAATCAATGGATAAATATATTCAAAAAGTAAACAAGCTTGTAGAAGAAAAGCTTAACAATGCAACTAAACCTAAAGGTAAAGGCTTACTAGCACCTAAGCAAAACAAGCTTAAAGATGAAGAAGCTAAGAAAGATGATGTCATGAATCTGATTGCTAACTTTATTGCTGACATTCGTATGAAGAGAATGGAGTATAAGCGAGATGAATAAAGATGACCAAATGTTTATGTCTGGTCCTATTCCAGGCATGTCATTGACAGGTGCTCCACGTAATGTACCTTGGGAGAATCCCCCTATGCTTGCTACTGTAGAGGATACTATTGCCTACTACACAGACAAGCTATTAGATCCTGAGATGGAAGATAATATCCTAGATGTATTAGATAATAAGCTTGATATTGAGACTATAGCTGATCATCTTATTACTTCATCTGTTATGAATGGTATTCATTCATTGGATGTGGGTGTCCTTATCAATCCAGTTGTACGGGAACTCATCATGCTTGTAGCTGATAGTACAGACACAGAGTATGTGGAGTCGTACAAGCAACAAGAAAAGAGTAAGCGTATTCCTAGATCCGTGGCAAGGCAGATTGTAAGACAGGCTATGGAGGAACAGCAAACATCCATGCCAGAGCCTGCTACACCTATGCCCACTGATGTAGGTCAAGAAATGCCCCCTGAATATCGTGGCTTAATGGCCCCGGTAAATGCACCACAAGCACCTGTGAGGTAAGTATGTCCTTCTTAGCTTCCTTTGTAACTGGCTTCGCTACACAAGCCACTAAAGATATTGAAGAACGTGATAAGGAGCTTCGTGATGAAGCTACTATGCGTTGGAACTCTTTGCTTAAAGAGAGGGAGAAAGCTACTTTACGTGCAGAGAAACGTAAAGAGGAAGTAGATACTTACGCTAGGCAACTGAGTTCATTAGGGCAGGGTTTACTTACTGAGCAGCAGATTGTAGCTGCCATTGCCAGTGGTAATGCTAAAGAGATTGTAGAAAGTCTTTCCAGTATTAAAACTAAACTTACCTCTGAACAGGCTAAGAAGCTTATTCAAGTGGGTGAAGATCAAGAAGTACCTACACTTGCTAAGTTCCGTGAGCAGACTACTGAATTAAAACCTGGGGCTGTATCTGCGCCTAGTGAAGATCAAATGCGTGGTGCATTTGGATTACGTACTCGTGCATTTGAACAAGGTCTTAAGTCTGCCTCTGCACAGACAGGCGTAAGCATGGAGGATATCTACAAGACTAAGCTTGGGGATATGCCTACTATAGCATCTAAGATAGATTTAACTACGCTGATGTCTGAGAAGCAAGCTAATATGGCAAGCAGGATTGACGCACTGAGAATGCAGGTATCTGATCTTGAGAATGATCCAGCATATGGTCCCGATCACCCATCTACTCAAGCACTGAAAGAGAGATTAACACGTGAGAATAAAATAAACAGTGCTGACTTTGGTAAGCCAGAGAAAGATAAGACAGAGAGACAAAAGTATGAAGAGAGAGCTTACAGCTACTTTAATCAAGCTGCTGACTCCAAGGATAAAAAAGAACGAGATAATTTAATAGCACAAGGTAGACAGCTTCTTGATGCAGCTAGGTTGCCAGAAAAGGAAAAAGCTGGAGATACAGACAAAGCACCTTCAGTGACAGGTAGTACTGTATTAAGTCGTGCCTTTCACGCAGGTGCATCACAGGCTGCTACAAAGATTGGCAATGCTCACTTCACTAATGTACCTAATCAACAGGGTGGTGTAGACAGAGTATTTACACCAACAAACCCAGAGGCTGAGAGATATGGCACTGCATTAGGTCATTCCCAGGTTAAGTTAATTGTAGATAGATATAAAGATCCCACTACGGGTGCATATCCTAAGTGGGTACTCGACGCTATTCCCACAATACCTGGAGCAAAGGTAGAAAACAATAAGCCAGTGTTCCTAGATCTAGGGGAGGCTACCTCTGCTGCACAGTCAACTGTTGCACCACAGGCATCTAAGCCTTCAGGTGTAGCTGCTGCACGTGCATCTTCTACTAGAACTATTATACGTACAGGAACAGTGCAGTCAGGTCCAGACAAAGGCAGGAAAGTCATTGAATACTCTGATGGAACTCGTGAGATCCAATAATGGCAGATGAAAATATCAAATGGGATCCTATACCTTCTGTAGTACCACAGAAAGATGAAGGTATTAAATGGGATAGCACACCAAAGATAGAAGTCAGTGGCACTGCCGATGACTTAAAAGATTATAAACGTACTAGCATGTTTAAAGAGTACGGTAAACCTGCAGCTAAAGTGACACAGATCACTAAAGGTATTATGGCTAAGCAGCGGGAAGATCGTGCTGAGATAGAACGGTATGAACGTGAGAATAAAGTAGACTTTGTTGACTTGTACCAAAAGCCAGAGAACTTTAATGTCATTAAAGACTATATGACAGCTAGATTTGGTAAGGTTGGCGAGCAGAAGAAAGATGAATCTAATGAAGATTACGCTAAACGGTTTGCTACTGAGATGCGTAAGATTGAACTCAACACGATACTCAATGCAGTACCTGAGCTAAACTGGATTGCTAATGCCAAACCTGCAGATGCAGAGAAGGCAGGTAAGGCTATCGATCTATGGGATCGTGTGCCTATTGCGATACTTAAAGGTGGGCAGGAAGGCATAAGACCTTACGCAGAGACTGTTATGTCCATTGCCAGTGATCCTCTTACCTACACAGGATTGGGCGTTGGGAAATTTGCTACGTATGCTGCTGCACGGCAGCTACTTAAAAAAGCATTCAGTACACCATTGCGTACAGGTGTCACTGCTGCTGTCGTAGAAGCACCTATATCTGCTGGATCTAATATTGTACAGCAGCGTATTAGAATTGAGAGTGGGGCTACAGAAGGTCCAGTTGATTTAGGTGAAGCTGCTTTTGCAGGCGTATTAGGCTCAGCGATGAGTGGTTTTGAGGCTGCAAGTGTGGCACGTAAACCTGCTACATATAAGAAAGATTTAGAAGAAAAGCTAGC